AGAGAATATCGGATTGTGCCCATCTTGTGGTGAAGGGGGCAATTCAAATTATCCATATTGTGGACACTGTGGGCAGAGAATCAAATGGGATGTTGAGTGGCGCATGGAGGTAGATGGATGATAGATAGACAGGGAGCAATTGCGATATTGCAGGAACACATTAATACATACCGCTACCAAACTACAGATAAGGGATGGGAGCAAATGGTACGCACTGGAATTGTCGGAAACACGATACCTGACAAGATAGATTTTATAGCAGAGGCAGAGAGGCAGATACAGGCTTACGAGATGGCTATTAAAGCGCTGGAGAGCGGCGAGGCAGCGGCATTTGTGGACCGGTGTTACCTTGGCAGCCCATGCCCATACCAGATGCCCGTGTAATGCTTATAACACAGCAGCGCATACCGGTACCTGATTCGCAGGACCGAGACTGCGTAAAGATAGCTGGCGTGGCTCTGGTGTATGCACAACCAGTAAGACCAGCAGCGGATGTGCCTATGGAGAGATAATGGAGGACCATACGGCCAGGGGTTCCGGTCTGGCGCACATCCACTATATCGTTATTTAATACATGAAAGGGGTGCTAGTTTGAAATGTGTTTTAAAGTATCCAGGAGCGAAGAATAGACTTGCGCCCTGGATTTGCGGATACATACCGCCACACGAGGTATATTTGGAACCGTACTTTGGTAGCGGCGCCGTGTTCTTTAACAAAGTTCCGGCCAGAATCGAAACGCTGAATGACCTAGATGGAAACGTGGTTAATTACTTCAGGATTATCCGGGAGCATCCGGAGGAGCTGGCATCACTACTGGCGCAGACACCATATAGCCGAGATGAATATGAGAAAGCATATGAGTCACAGGACGGAATTACAGATATAGAAAGGGCGAGGCGGTTTGCGGTCCGATGTTGGATGGGATTTGGTTGTGCGAACCGATACAAGAATGGGTTTCGGAGTAGTCAGCAGAGGACAAGCCCCTGGACGACAAAGGCGTGGAGAGAGTTCCCAGAGACGATAGTTGATGCAGGGAATCGTCTCCTGAATGCGCAGATAGAGAATTTACCAGCGCTGGAGCTGTTGAACCGATACGATACAGAGGATGTTTTTATCTATGCTGACCCACCATATTTGCATGGAACAAGGAAAGGATATCTTTACAAGCATGAGATGGATGATGCAGAACACATCAAACTGTTGATTGCGCTATCCTGCCATCCGGGAAAAGTGCTTCTTTCTGGCTATGACAATGACCTGTACAACAGTATGTTGCCAGGCTGGAATAAGGTGCATCGGAAGACTCAGGCTGAAAACGGTCTGGTCAGAACGGAAACCTTGTGGATGAATTATGAGATTGGGCAAATGGAGCTTAATCTGCAAAATTAGCATTTTAAAAGGAGGTTACAAAAATTATGTATAAAAGCGTATATATAAAGACTCATGAATGTTTTGCAAAGGGAATTGATTGCAATGAATTCTATTTTTCCAACGTTGATATCGAAGATGAGGCAAATTTTTTGACATTATATGATAGAGACGGCACTTTAGCTTTTAAATGCCGCGTAACTGATATTGAGCGTTTTGCTAAGATGCAAGATTAAGATTTGAGAGGGTAGAGATGACAGTAAAAGAGTACAACAAAATTTATTCAAAAGTAGGAATGTGCAAGTGCGTGGTTGGTCATCTTGAAGAAATTTTAAGAGACGGTGATATGAAAAGACTTCAATCATTAGTCCCGGATGATTTTGTACAGATAGTCGATGAAGCACTGGATATGTACCTAACACACGCTAGATTACAAATAAATCCAACTATATCAACACTTGATAAGTTGAAGCCGTTTTTAAACTGGTGCGAAAGAACGGGAAACGAGTTTACAAGTGAAAATTATCAAGAGTATTTAGACCAAAAAGATATAGACGATAATGTTATCTAAACTGACATTTGCCATATATAGGAGACGTGATATGTTACGAATATTAATCATACCGGAATCCATACAAAGAGGTTGTAGAATTCTTGATGCTGTATGTAAAGCCGAAACGGAACCAGTCACAGAACACAATGAGGTACGAATGGAGATTCGAACCAAAGGAGCAAGATACACCGTAGTAAAGCCAGATGCGCATAGATTAATGGCCTGTAGGGCAGACCAGGTGATTTTAGATTTTGCGCTTGTAAGTAAATTGGGCTATATAGTTGATTCAATTTTGAGAGACTCTTGCGTTCCAAAAGAGTTCCAGATTATTGATGATAGGAAAGTATTAAATGGATGTATGAGCTTGAATTGATATGGAGGAAAGCGGAATGAATATAACAGAATATGCAAAGAGTGAGTTGGAGCGTCTTGGTAAAGATAAAGAGGGGATGCAGGAGCTAATAAATAAAGATATATTGGAGATTGTGGAAAGGTTCGCCTCTCAGGGGCATAGTGGTTTTTCGGCCAGTTATGCTTTGTTAGTACTGGAACGGTTATTGAGGTTTAAACCGCTTACCGCCCTTACCGGGGAGGAAGAAGAGTGGAACGACCTGAAATGGGGGGCCTGGCAGAACAAGCGTTGTAACAGTGTTTTTAAACATGAGGACGGAACAGTTACTGATGTTGATGGGGTTGTGGTGTCGGATAATGGTGGAATAACATGGTTCACAAGAAAAGATTTTCAAAAGCAAATCACTTTCCCATATACTCCTCCCATTGAACCAGAACGTGTATACATAGAATATACGGAAGAGGTACCACCGGGATTTACTAGTGATAAATATGATATCATTACAGACCAGCCGGAACGTATTAAGGAGCTTTATAAGCGCAAGCGAAAAGAATTCGACGAAGCTTATCAAGATTAGAAAAGCACTGTATCAATTATCTGGAGGAAAAATGGAAAAGAAATATGATGTTGAAATCAGATGGGGCGAGATAGTAAAGGTATTGACAGAAAGGTACCCAGGTAAAGCGTATGGTTCTTATATACTCATGCCAAAAGAAGAGAACCAAAGACAGCATGATGAAGTCTGTGGTTTGTTAAAAAGGCAGGCCGAGTTAACCGCTGAAAGTATCGTTGAACAGGTGTCAATCAAGAAAACAGTGAAAGAATTAATGGAAGATATAGAACTTGTAAGCATTGAAAAGCACGGTATGAACTTAGTTGGCTGGATATTGGTCATATAGCACATAGGGCTGCTGTCATCGGGGAGGCTGAATTTCTTCTAGCGGCATGGTTCGAATCCATGACAGCCCATTCAAAGAAAACGAGAAAGAGGTGATAGCAATGGGAAGCGTAGAACACCAGACAGAAGCAAAGAAAACGGGCGGTACATCAACCGACCAAAGTTATCTGTACCGCCCTTACGCTTAAGGACAGTATACCATATTCTGATTCCTTAAGCAATACGAAGGAGGAAGGGTTATGAGTAATACAGATAATCAGAGTGTAAAAGCGGAAATTATTAATAACGTAATTGTGGCAATGACGACAGTGACGTGTTGGAAATGCTGGAAAGAGTGCTAACAAAGAATCTGGTTGACGTAGTGATTGAGAGGATTAATACGCTGCCAATGGAAATGAAAGACAGCATAGATAATCAGAACGGATACATATTGCAACTCTTCCTATATAAAAAGAAGAAATTGGCAGAGGGAACAAAGTATGGTTATGTAAGTGCAATTAAGCGCTTGGTCACTTTGGTATATAAACCATTGACCGAAATGGAAGAACCAGACATTTATTATTACCTTGACTGGTACGAACACAAGAACGTTTCGCAAACAGGACGAAAGAACCAGCCAAAGACCATAAACAATGAGCGGCGGTTTCTTTCCGCATTTTTTACCTGGATGCGTAAAGAAAAGCTGATTAGTGCAAATCCGGTTGAAGCAATTGAACCGCAGAAGGTTACCAAAAAGCCGATTGACTATTTCACGCCCGAAGAGATGGCGCGATTAAAAGATGGATGTGAAAGTCTGAGGGAGCGGGCCATACTGGAGGTACTGCGTAGTACCGGAGCCAGAGTAGGAGAGGTGGTTGCTATCACAATTGACCTGGTTAATTGGGAGACAGGAGACGTAATGATTTTAGGCGAGAAGGGAAACCGATACCGCACACTGTATCTGGACCCGGACGCTATCTATCATTATAGGAAATATCTGAATAGCAGGACAGATCATAACCCAGCCATATTTGTAAGCTCTAAGGAGCCGCATCAGGCATTATCTACATGCGCCGTACGAGGTATTCTTAAAGACGTTGCAAAACGGGCTGGTGTGACAAGCAGGGTGTATCCGCATAAAATGCGGAAAACTCTGGGAATGGAACTGAAGAACAAAGGCGTTGACATAGGAACAATACAGGAGATTATGGGACATGCAGATTCAAGAGTGACTTCCTTATATTATGCGCAGTCGACCCCGGACACGCTGAGGGTGATAAGAAACAAGGCGGCATAATTTACATATATTTACAGTTTATACACATAGAAACCAGCGGGGGGAGGCCCCGCGATTAGACTCGATAACGTTATTAAGATTAGGCCCTTCTCTCTGGATTAAGGGGGAAGGGCTATAAACAGGAGTGTAATAATTATATGGCACATGTTGAGAGTGTATGCTTTGCAGGGCGTACGAAAAAAATACGAAATTATTATACAGCTAAATACAATGACGGAAAGCTCCCTAGGAAGAAGGAGGCGAGAGGAGATAAAAAAAATCCAACTAGTGAGCAGCAAAAAGAGATAAATAGGAAGATGACACTGAGGAACCTGACTGTGACAATGGATGCAAATTTCAGTAACAGGGATTTGTATATTACATATACCTTTGCATTGGAGAAAAGGCCAGGAGATGCGAGAAAGTTTAGGGCTATAGTAAGACAGCTCTTGAAACAATTAAGAAAAATGTATCAGAAGGCAGGAATACCGTTTCGGTACATTTGGGCGGGCGAACGTGGAGAACGTGGTGCGGAGCATATTCATATGGTGCAATCTGGAGGGTTTACCCTGGAAGAACTGGCAAAAGTATGGCCGTATGGATGGATAAACGGGAGACCCATGGATGAGAGCGGAAGTTACCATAAGCTTGCAGCATATTTCATCAAATACAGCGAGACAACGATGAAAACAGAAGGAAGATTGCAGGGAAAGAGATACAATCCATCACAGAATCTGATACGCCCAGTACCGGATAAAGATAGGGTCAAGAAAACAAACATTGACCCTGGAGCTATACCCGTACCAAAGGGGTATTATTTAGACAAAGACACTGTAGAATTTGGGGTACAAAAGAATGGGTATAAGTTTTTAGAATATACCCTTGTTCTTCTGCCGGGTTACCATATGGCTGCCCATGATAAGGCTGCCAAGCGACAACGAAAGAAAAAGCGGTCCAGATAAGGGCCGCCGTTTGGTATGCGTAAAGAAGGGATGTGAGAGGGTGCGCCAAAAAAAAGAGGTACGATGCCCATATTGTATAACGGTCAGCCGGTATAATAAAAAATCTCCAACCATTACCTGTGAAAACATAGAAAATAACCTGGGGTTTGAAGTCAGGAATAAGCTGGAGTTTACAAGCCATGAAGAAAAGAAAAATTATCAGGAGCTGTTTTGTGCCGATATGTACGACACTTGCCCGTACTATAAGGCAATCTATCAAAGGGCCAAGGATGGAAGAGGATAAGACAAAACCGGACACCAGAAGGCGCGCACACGCACATGTGTATGCGCACGCGCGCGAGAATCGGAATGAACTGACGCGTTCAGCGTCTTTTTTGTGTGGTGAAAACCGGACAAAATCGACCAGAGTTTGGGGTGTTGGATTCAAAAAAATGGAACGTGTATAATAGCTTTCAAGGAGGTGTGGAATGGCAAGACAGAAATGGCAGGAATGGGCAGAGAACAAGGATAAGCTTACTATTCTGGCGGCCTGGGCCAGGGCTGGGAAAACTGACGATGAAATAGCTAAGTTGGTTGGGATAAGCCGCTCCACCCTGGGGGAGTGGAAAAAGAAACATGAAAAAATAGGTGAAGCACTGTCAACGGGAAAGGATTATGCAGACCGCCTTGTGGAGAATAGCCTATATAGGGCGGCTCTTGGGTACACGGTGACAAATAAAAAACCCATCAAAACAAGACATATAACGTATGAGAACGGCAAAAAAGTAAAAGAGGATGAAGTGATTGAATACGCAGAGGAGACTGTGCATGTAGATGGAGATACAAAAGCCATTGTATTCTGGTTGGAGAACCGGATGCCGGAATGGCGCAATAAGTATGCACAGCTGAAAAACGGCAATGATGAGGACGAAAATGGAGCGGGGTTAGGCATGATTGTGATGGAAACAGAGCAGGCCAGGGAAATAAAAAAAATGATGGAGGAAGAACAGCAACAGCATGAAGAAGAGCGGTAAGCACAAACAGCGGTTTGACGCTAAAGAATTTGTCCAGACCCATAATGTTATATGGGCACCATCACCGAGACAACAGGTCATGATGCAAAGAATGGAATTTGAAGCCCTGTTCGGAGGTTCCGCAGGTGGAGGAAAGTCAGATTATTTGCTGGTGGAAGCGCTTAGACAGGTCCATATTGGATACTATAGAGCTGTTATTATCCGAAAAACGTTTCCAGAATTGGAGGATTTAATTAGCCGGTCAAAGGAGTTGTACGGTTGTGCCTTTCCGCGTGCTAAATACAATAAAACAGAGCATGTGTGGACATTTCCCAGTGGAGCAAAAATATACTTTGGAAGTATGCAGTATGAAAAAGATAAATTGAAGTATCAAGGAAGGCATTACGATTTTGTTGGGTTTGACGAACTGACACATTTTTCTTGGGATGAATATGTCTATCTGTTTTCACGTACAAGGTCAAGTGGACCAGGGTTAAGAGGGTACATCCGCTCAACGGCAAACCCAGGTGGACCGGGACACGGATGGGTAAAGGCACGATTCATAACAGCAATGAAACCAGGAACGCCCATAAGGGAAATTACAGAAATCAAGGACCCAACAGGAAAACCAATCCAGACAGAGAGCGATCGAATATTCATCCCTAGCAGTTTATTTGATAATGCTGACTTAATGCGTAATAATCCACATTATTTAGCGTCGTTAGCTATGCTGCCTGAGGCAGAGCGGAACGCATTGTTATATGGTGACTGGAATTCGTTCAGTGGTCAGGTGTTTGAAGAGTGGAAAAACGACCCAGAAGGATATGATACACAACAGTGGAGCCATGTAATAAATCCATTCCATATCCCGGATGGATGGGAAATCATTCGAGGCTATGACCATGGTTATGCAAAACCATTTTCAGTTGGTTGGTATGCAGTGGATTATACGGGATGCATTTACCGTATACGTGAACTTTATGGGATGAAAAAGGACTGCTACAACGTAGGAATTAAGATAGAGCCGTCAGCTGTAGCAAGCCAGATTCGGGCTATTGAGGATACGGACCCGAATTTAAAGGGACGAAGAATCACAGGGATTGCGGACCCGTCCATATTTGCAAAGGACCGGGGGCCATCCATAGCAGATACTATGGCAAAAATGGGTGTGTACTGGTCGCCAGGAGACAATCACAGGATTGCGGGAAAGATGCAATACCATTATCGCATGGCCTTTGACGAACATGGACGATCCATGTTTTACGTGTTTAAGAACTGCAAAGAATTTATACGTACTGTTCCAAATCTTGTATATGATGAAAAGAACGTGGAGGACGTGAACACAAAGCAGGAGGACCATATTTATGATGAATGCAGATATGTGCTTATGTCGCGTATCATAGCAATCCGTAAGAACAGAGAGAAACCACTTCCATTGGAGGATCCACTTGACCTATACAAAGAAGAGCGGGAGCGTAGGAGCCGTGTTATAAAAGTGTAAGGAGGACACATGGAGAACGATACGACAATAAAAAAAACACCAGAAACGCAAGTCTCCCCTGTGGAAGTGCAGGGGACAGCCTGGCAACCAGTGAATGAAAAAACGGTTGCAGATGCTTTGCAGATATTTCAAAAGTATAAAGAGGCAAAGGACGACCTGACAAAACGAATCACAAATGCAGAGGAATGGTGGAAAAATAATCACTGGGAACGATTCACAAGCCCGTCCAGCAATCCCAATGACCCGCGACCTACAAGTGCATGGCTGTTTAACAGCGTGATTAATAAACACGCTGACTTTCAGGACAATTACCCTTCCCCGGCTATCCTGCCCAGGGAGGAGAGTGACGAACCCATTGCTAAAATGCTTTCTGATGTTGTGCCGGTTATCATGGAGCAGAATGGATTTGAAAAGACATACTCAGAGTGCTCCTGGGATAAACCAAAGACAGGCACTGCGGTATATGGCATATTTTGGAATCAGGATAAAGAAAATGGCCTGGGGGACATTGAAATCAGGCACATAGATATGATGGACATATTCTGGGAACCAGGGATAAGTAATATACAGGAATCAGAAAATGTGTTTGTGATTGATATGGTGGACCACGAAGTCCTGGAAGATGAGTATCCGCAGCTGAAAGGTAAGCTGCAATCTGGAGCCATTTACAAGCCAGAATATGCTTATGTGTCCAAGTTGGACACCTCAAACAAAGTGAATGTGTTTGACTGGTACTACAAACGCAAGGTGTATCAGGAGGTAGATGGAATTCGAACAAACCGCACGGTCCTCCACTATTGCAAATTTGTAGAAGGATATGTCCTCTTTGCGACGGAGAACGACCCGGAATATAAAGTGACAGGGCTGTATGAGCATGGGAAGTATCCCTTTGTCTTTGACTGTATGTTCCCGGAAAAAGGCTCTCCTGCTGGATTTGGCTACCTTGATGTAATGATTAACCCACAAGAATACATAGATAAGCTGGACCAGGTGATTCTGAGGCATGCAAGCCTTAACCGCCCCAGATATTTTGTTTCTGGAAGCGCACAGGTAAATGAGGAGGAATTTACAGACCTGTCAATAGACCTAGTGCATTGTAGTGGGGATGTAAGCGAGAACTCTATTCAGCAGATAAAACCTCCTGAAATGTCAAATGATGTTCTAACAATCCGTCAGGCAAAAATTGATGAACTGAAAGAGACATCCGGGAATCGTGATTTTTCTCAGGGCTCCACTACATCCGGAGTAACAGCGGCAAGCGCGATTGCAGCCTTGCAGGAGGCAGGATCCAAACTGTCCAGGGATATGCTGAAAGACAGCTATAACGCCTATTCTGAGGTTGTTACCATCGTGATAGAGTTAATCCGGCAGTTTTACGATATACCAAGGTGTTACCGCATTACGCGGCCAAATGGAGGGTCTGAGTATATTACTTTGAATAATCAGAGCCTAAGACCGCAGGAAGGTACCTTAATGAATGGGGAGCTGTCCATACGTAAACCAGTATTTGATATCAAGGTATCGGCTCAGAAGGCCAGTCTGTACAGCCGTATTGCAAATAATGAGCTGGCAAAAGAACTGTATAGCATGGGAGTATTTGCACCGCAGAATGCAGATCAGGCTCTTGCTGTCATAAAAATGATGGACTTTGACAAGCGGGAAGAGGTCATTAAGCAGGTGCAGGAAAATGGCACTATGTTCCAGCAATTACAGCAGATGCAGGCGACCATGGCTCAAATGGCTAATCTAATCTATGAAATGACAGGAAATCAGAAAATCCTTGCTGTTATGGACGGGGCTAGACTTCCGCAGGAAGTAAAACCTGGAAGCACTAACGGGGAGCCGGTGATAACCAATAGCATAGGACAGGCCATCGGAGGGGACAACAGCGTGGCAGGAAAAGCCCGGCAGAGGGCCGCCACATCTACGGAGGTTAAGTAATGACGAAGGTTAGCATGCTATTTGATAAGGGTTATGTAAAAATATCAGTAAAGGGACACGCTGGATTTGCAGCAAGAAATAATTTGCCAGAAGGGCATGATATTGTATGTGCAGCCATATCCATTTTGGGGCAGACATTAGTACAACGCTTGTTGACCTTAGCAGAGGAAAACAAGATACTGCTCAGTTTGAACCGGTATGAAGCTGGAAACATAGACGTACATGCAGTCGTAAAGCAAAGCCACATAGAAGAGGTGGAAGCCACGCTGGAAACCATTAGGACGGGTTACAGAATGCTTGAAAATGAATACCCAGACTACATAAAATTAGGGGTGTTGGAAACAAAAAATGAAAAGTGATATGGTTATTACAGGAGGCAGGAAGATGCCGCCTGCAATAGACGGGAAAGGAGAGAAAGACGTGAACAAACTCAAATTAAACCTGAGGATGTTTGAAGGAGAAGGCGGTGGAGAAGGTGCCGCAGAAGGGGAGGCGGCCGAAGCGTTGGAAACGGCGCAGCAGACCTCGGAAACGGAACAGGAACCAGGAACGGAACAGGAATCGCAGGCCCAGGAGGAGAGCGGGCCAGAAAACCGGGAAGCTGCATACGAGAAGATACGGGCAGATTTCCAG